CCGGCACCACGGTCACCGTGTGGACCTTGCAGCGGTACTACTCGCCCCACTACCCGAAAGGCCATTGGCCCTGGATCCGGGCTGCTGGTGAACGGCTCGTTGGCCTGGTCGGACCGGACGTCGAGGTCCGATACGGAGGCGATCACGTAGACGGGTGGGAGATGAGCGTGCCGTGGACGGAGGTTGTCGAGGAGAACGACCGGCACTGGGAGGTGGCTGGTGGCCCTGCTTGACATCCGGCCGGCGCCAGCGTGGATGGCCAACGGCGCCTGCTCGACGTGCACCCGCGGCCAGCTCAACGACTTCTTCCCTCAAGCCCCGAACGGTGTGGCCATGGCGCGCCGGGCACGGGCGATCTGCGCCGGCTGCCCCGTGCTGGTCACCTGCCTGACCGATGCGCTCGCAACGGGCGAGAAGGTCGGCATCCGGGGTGGCACGTCGTCTCGTCGCCGCCGCCCGCTCGGTCCGCTGTTCGAGGCACGCACCCACGACTTCGACCCGGCCTGCACCGACGAGGAGTGCGGGTGGTGCCCAGCCGTGACCCAGGTGATCGTGGAGCTGGACGCCGAACGGGAGCGGGACAAGCAGGGCCGGTTCGCCCCCGGTGTCCGGTGCAACCTCAACGGGCCCGACGCACGCTGCGGCTACCGCAGCACCTATGCCCGCGGGTGCCGCTGCCCGATGTGCTCGTTCGCTATCAGCTCGCTGGGCCGGCGCCTCACCGAGGCCGGCGAGGACACCGGCGAGTGGTGGCGTCGGTACCTCCGGGTCGACGGTGGCGAGAAGTCGCGCATGCTGCGGCTCGCTCGACAGCTGGCCACCGAAGACCTGGCCGAGGTGTCCGCAGCGTGACCACCGTGCAGGGCCACACCTTCGCCGGACTCTACCCGCCCTACGGCTGCCTTATCGTGGACCCGCCATGGGACCCGGGCGTGACGCAGCGCCTGTCGGGCCGCGGTCGCCATCCTGCCGACGCACGACGCTCCTACGGTGTGCTGACGCCCCGTGCTGTCGCCCACCTCCCCGTCGGCGACCTCGCCGCCGAGTCCTCCCACCTGTGGCTGTGGGTCACCAACCAGGTGCTGTCCGGCGGCGCGCACGCCGGGGTGCTCGACGCGTGGGGGTTCCGGCCCATCACCATCGTCACGTGGTGCAAGACAGGACGTATCGGGCTCGGCCAGTACCTGCGCGGCAGCACCGAGCACGTCATCCTCGGCGTCCGAGGCTGGGGTACCGTCCCCGAGGTGCCCGCCCCGTCCACCTGGTTCGTCAGCGACCGGGGCGCACACTCGGTAAAGCCGGCGTGCCTGCACGACCTGGCCGAGCAGATCAGTCCCGGGCCGCGGGTCGAGCTGTTCCAGCGCCAGGGCCGCATGGGCTGGGACGGGTGGGGCTGGGGCCACGAGGGACCGAGGGTGCGGCCGATGATCGACGTTCACCTACCAGGAGACGACGCAGCATGAGGGGCTTCGAGGACCTGGTCCGGGAGCTGGCCGCGATTGACCCCGAGCTGGAGGTGGAGGGCCGCCGGATCTGCGTCTTGTGCGAGCAGGAGTGGGCACCGCCGCCCAGTCCAGAGATGCCGTGGCACTGGCATGCACCGCTGTGTCTGTGGATCCGGGCCAAGGCTGTCGTCGCCGTCGTCGACTCGGTGGAGCATGGCCCTCGCCCCTGACCCCTGGCGGTTCGTGGCCGACCAGTTCGACCCGCCCATCAACCCCTGGCTCCATGACCCAGCCGGCTGGGTCATGGCCAAGCTCGACGAGTTCCTGTGGTCGAAGCAGATCGAGATCGCCCAGGCCCTCCACGATCACCGTAAGGTTGCCGTGCGCGCCTGCCACGGTCCCGGCAAGTCCTACCTCGGTGGGCGCATCATCTGCTGGTGGCTCGACGTCCACCCCCAAGGTACCGCCTTCGCCGTCAGCACGGCACCGTCTGACCAGCAGGTCAAGGCAATCCTGTGGCGGGAGATCACTCGGGCCCATCGCCGAGGCCAGCTCGCCGGCCGGGTCACGCTCGATGCCCAGTGGAAGACCGAGGACGGTGAGCTCATCGGGTATGGCCGCAAGCCGGCCGACCACGACGAGCACGGCTTCCAGGGCATCCACGCCCGCTACGTGCTGGTCGTGCTCGATGAGGCGTGCGGCATCCCGAAGACCCTGTGGACCGGCACGAGCACCCTGGTCACGAACGACGACGCCCGCATCCTCGCCATCGGCAACCCCGACGACCCGACCAGCGAGTTCGCAGAGGTGTGCGCCGGCGCCCCCGAGGACGGGTCGAGCGGCATGTCGAAGGCCGGGTGGTGGGTCATCGGCATCAGCGTGTTCGAGACCCCCAACTTCACCGGCGAGCACGTCCCCGAGGGGCTGCGCCACCTGCTCCCGTCGCAGGTGTGGGTCGAGGAGCGCCGCGTCGAGTGGGGCGAGGGCTCCCCGCTGTGGACCTCGAAGGTGCTGGGCCGGTTCCCCGACGACGGTGAGGACGGCGTGATCCCGTGGTCCTGGCTCAAGCGCTGCCAGGGTGAGGCGGCCACCGCCAAGATCGGCCCGCTGCGTGTCCCGATCCACCTCGGCGTCGACGTCGGCGCATCGGAGGGTGGCGACGAGACGGTGATCGTGTGCCGGCGCGGTGGCCGCATCGACCCCGGCTTCCGCCGGCTGCGCACCGCTGACAGCGAGGAGATCGTCGACGGCATCATCGCCGCCATCAAGGAGACCGAGGCCACCGCGGTGATGGTCGACTCGATCGGCGTCGGTTTCGGGGTGTGCGGCAGCCTCCGCCGTCGGGTGCAGGCTGAGGTGCAGTGGCCGGTCAACGTCACCGGCATCAACGTCGGCGAGGCAGCCGAGGACCCGACGAGGTTCGTGAACAGGCGGGCGGAGATCTGGTGGACGGTCGGCCGGGAGTGGTCACAGTCCGGGGCGTGGGACCTCACCGACGTGGGCGACTCGACGCTCAACGAGCTGGCCACCCCCCGCTACATCGAGGTCAAGGGACGCATCCAGATCGAGAGCAAGGACGACATCCGCAAGCGTCTCGGGCGCAGCCCCGACAACGCCGACGCCGTGCTGCTGGCGTGCTGCGAGCCGGAGCCGGAGCGGGCGGTCACGCAGAAGAAGTGGACCGACAACCGGCTCAAGGGACGGCGCTGACCAGGTATCCGGGGACGTGGTGCCATCGAATCCATGAGCCGTCGGACAACCACCAGCCATCGTCGCAATCGGTGTGCTCAACGAGCGTCACCTCTTCGCCGGTGTGGCGGTCACGAAATCGGGTGCCGGCCGGTAGCCCCCTAATGGCCTGCTCGTCAAACGGAAGCACGTCCACGTGAATCAGGGTAGCTACCCCACTGACCTGCATCCCGAGTGACCTGTCGCCACGCCTCCACGGTGGGCGGTCGTGGCTCTGCGACCGTTCACCCTCGACGCCTGGTCGCCGCTGAGCCACAAGCAGGCCGTCGGTGACGGCACGCACCCCACGGTCACGATGGCCCCGACGTGGGTGCCCGAGTCGCAGCGCCGTCGGCTCGACGCCTACCGGGTGCTCGCCGCCCTCCTGGCCAACAGCTCGAGGTGCTTCCCCGCCGGCAACAAGACAGCCACCGAGCAGGCCGAGCTGCGCGAGTACGGCGACGCGGCCCTTCTGCGGGACCGCTGCGTGGGTGCCGTGCTGGGCGAGACGTGGGAGCTGGTGGTCGACGGGGCCGACACCGACCTGCCCGACGAGCCCCAGCTACCGGCCGAGCCGCCGGCGGTCGACACGGCCACCGGCCCCATCCAGCGCCGCGTCCTGGCCGCCAGGCGGGCCAGGTGGGAGCTGGAGGCCGAGGCGGCACTGGTGGCGTGGGAGGAAGCCTGGGCCGAGCAGCCGGCGCTCAGGGCCCGCCAGGAGTGGATCCGCCAGTGGGCCGACGACGAGCAGCTCCCGTCGAAGCTGGTCGAGGGTGAGGGCGACACGGTCGGTCTCGGCGACGGCGTGTTCACGCTGGCGTGGTCCGAGGCCAAGCAGCGGGCAGTGGTCGAGGTCTATGACCCTGGAATGTATTTTCCGGTGTTGGCGGACAAGAACACCGACTACCCCACGCGGGTCCACATCGCGTGGGAGTTCGAGGACGACACGCCCGACCGGCGCCGATGGGTGCGCCGCCTCACGTGGGAGCTCGGCCCGATCGAGCCGGTCGTGGGCGACGAGGGTGTAGGCCCGGCGGCAGGGGACACGGTGGGCCCGGACGGGCGGACGTCCCGGGCCTACCCGTGGAACGTGGACGAGGGCGGCACGCCGGTCCCGTCCGACGTCACCTGCTGGTTCTCCGACGGGACCTGGCCGTTCGAGGAGCTGGCCGCACGCAAGCCCGACGACTTCGACGCCGGCAAGGCCACGTGG